GGATCCTGCCGGCTGACCCATCTGCTTATTCCAACCAAATTGTATTGATGAAGCTTGGGCTTTATCCAGATCCCAGCCAAGATCAATAGCTGTGGTCATTCTGGGGGGGACAAACACATCATCCCATGGAGGCTGTGGATAGACCATCAGCCCAATCCTGGTATGGGGAGAGATAAAGGGCCGGCCGTTATTTCGGAGCCCGGGAAATTCCAGTTCGGCTACCATTATTCGCCCTCTGGAATATTAACGTTTACAGATTTAAGAAACATTTTTACCATTCGTTCCATTATCCCGGATGCACCGCCCTTAGTGGCTTCTGTTAATGTTTTGATAAAGCCATCTACTGCCCCAGACAGCTTCTTCAAATCAGTGCCAAAATTATTAATCGCTTTTGCAGAACGAACGGCGTTTCTTTCAAAATCAAGTACCCACGTCGCCCCTCTCCCAATACCTATCCTTTCTGCTTCCAATCCAGCCGCTCCTCGAGCTGTAGGGGCTACAACGTCAATCCCCCGCTTGAGCCCCATCATTGCTCCGCGCACCCCACCCTGTGCTGTTGTGGCCTTCTCCAAATCTTCGATTGTAGGCACCTGGCCGCCTTTGTAAGACTCTAACAGCGAGGTAGCCTGTCCTGGCCCCAACTGGACTCCAATCTTGCTTAGAGCCCGTCTGAAGAGCAATGACTGCATCTCCGGTCCACCCCCTGTCATGGCCCCACTGGTGACCATGCCCATCAATCTGTTCATCATGTCCTGATCCAGCCCGCCGGCCAGCTTGTTCATGGCCATGGCGTAACTTTCAGGACCACCAGACGGATCAAAGCCTGCCGCCCGGGCCATCAACACATCCATGGGGCTCTGCACCCCCTGAGCAGACACATTCATCCCCGCCTGCTGGAGTCCAGCACCAATCCGCCCAAGCTGTGGCCCCTGAATTCCGGCCGCCCGCAGTGTCATCGTGGTCTTGATGAATTCCGTGGAATCAATCTTGACCCCCCGCTTCTCCGCCTCCTGTCCTAGACCTACCAATGCTTGAAGATATTCCGGTACTTGCGCCCCCTCTAGTCCTTGGGCCACAGCCGCCTGAAGCGTATCTATTAGCCCCCCCATTCCGGTCCCACCACCACCGGCCATTCTCATTCGCTCGAACCCACCGGCCTGCTGCATGGATACGCCAAACCTGCCTTGGGCCAGCATGGCTTCCATGAATCGTTCCCGGCCGCCACCAGCCTCACGCCCAAATACACCCCCCCGCATCTGGAAAAACTGCCCCTTCATGGCTTCCGTTTGCTGGGGAGCGATCCCAAATTGTGTTCCTAGACCGATCGCCCCCAACCCAGAAAATACACCGGATGTTGGCTTCGCGGCCTCTTGCGCGGCTTTCAAATCTTCCGCAAGCTGTCCCCGTTCAACCAAAATATTTTGTTGGGCTTTCGCCCGCAAAGCATCCCAAGGCCGTGGTCTGGTTCGAATACCGGCCGCTCGTCCGTAACCACCAACACCCCCTGGAGCTAGCTTTCGGATCATCCCCAATCGCTGCATTCCTACTTGTTGTTCTTTGGGAGAAATGCCCCCCCTTTCGGCCGCTTCCTCAAACAAACGTTTTTCTTCAGCTTTCATAGCTGAAATAGGAATTGCTCCCCTCTTACCTATCATTCTCTGCCTTGCCTGAATCTCAGCTACACGTGCCGTCTGAGCTTCAGTTGGACCTCGCTCCCACGTCTGCCCCATTTGAGGACCAGCAAAATAAAGATTCTGAAGACGAGCCCGGTCATAAGCTACCGCGCTTTGATAAGCCGTAGCACCGGCAGAAATAGAAGCCGAGGCCAGCCCCCCCATCAATGGAATCGCCTGAGCCGCTTGAGCTAATCCACCAACTCCAGGCGTCAAAAATGGGGCAGCCGCTCCCCCAACCCCACGGCGAAGCATTCCACCGACCATCATCCCACCAATCCTGGATCCCATCTGACGGCCGGTCGGAATATATTGCCCAACTCCTGCCCCTTGAGCCAAACCAGCAACAAATCCCGGTCCCCTTCCCATTTTCCGCTGTTGCTCCGCCCTAGACTGAATCCGATCCAACTGAGTCAATGAAGTATTGACCAGATCAGCTTGCTCCTTCACTCCCTTCAACGTATCCTTCAGTTCCTTGTATGCCTTAGTCCCCTTCTCCACCCCCAACAGCTTTTTGGTCAGTTCTGATTGAGTCTTGGTCAGCTTCGTAATCTCGCGCTCGAGATCACGGGCAGAATCCTTGAATGCACGGATGTCTTTGGTAGTAAACGAATCCTTGATCGTGTTCTTTAGCTTTTTGACTTCTTTGTCATCAGCCGAGATTTTTAATCTAGTCGTCACATCATCGGGCATCGGTTACTCCTTATCCCACTCGCTCCGTGGGGGCACATCCTCGAGATCCAGATCTACACTCAACCCCTTAGCACTCCGATACTCCCAATAATCAGCCAATGGATCGCCTGTCTTGTGGATGGTAGACCACACTGCCAGTGATTCTTCATCCGACAATCCCCTGAGCGATCCCCGCTCATCCACGATCATCATTTCCTCCAGATCAGCCAGCCGTTCCAACTGGTCTGGAGTTAAATCGGCCCGCTGACTACTCAGCGAGTCAATCTCCATTGCTACAGACGAGTAGAATTCATCTAGCAAGTCCCCTAGTGTCCGATCCTCAAACGGGACATTCTTATAGGGCTTGTACCGCCCCATATGCCAAAGGCGAAGTCTACCCAGTCCGGTCTTTGTCAGAGACCGGGCCCGCCGTAACAGACGCTTCTCGTCCGTGAAATTGTGCCTCGTGCGAGGCCACCTCCTCATACAACGCTTCGATCAGATTCTCATCCAACAGCGACGTTAGCTCTTTCGCCCAATCGGGACGCTTGATCAAACTGACAGTCATATGAGCCACCATCTCGTTCAGTGTCCAGATATCAGCATCCAGGGCCGATACAGCGATCCCGCCTCCGAGCTGCGCCTTGATGATCTTCACTTGCTGCCGTTGGCGGATGGACAAAATCTGATTTGTGAATTTGTCCTTCCACTGTTTACCACGGGCATCGGTGTAATCAAACTCGAACGTGTATTCCCGTTGATCCTTGGGATCAACGTCATCCTGAACAACATCCTGTTCAGTCGTTCCCTGCACTTCGGCCGCAAGCTGAGATGCAGTCTTCAGCTCCGGCACCGTCTCTGCTGACATGGTTTGACTCCTGGTTAGGAGTCCCCGCCTAAATGGCGTCTAAGGTTGGACTAAACTACGCTCACACCTCGCTCTCATCTCTCATACGGACGGCAACAAAAGTCACATCTTTGCCGACGATTCCCCTAGCGTTGATCGTCCAGTTTTTGGATTGGGTCTTTACCTGTTCCAGCGTCATAAAGATCCGCCGAGACTTGGTATCCTCAATCGTGGCTACCATATCCCCTTGGAGCAAAATGTTCTGCAAGTGCTCTTCTGGAGTAGTACCGCACGAAGGAAAGAACCCCTGGCTTTTCAGTGTCTCTCCAATAATCCTCACCTGAGAAGCCGTGAAGGTAACGCGATATGCTACCGGCACGAATTCCTCAACCTCAATATTATCAAGGGGTTCCACCGGCTGGTACTCGATTTCCTCGGAGCCGGCGCAATTGGTAGCGTAACCAACCTTACGTCCGTTGATTGATAGCCGGGCTCTCGCGCCCGTAAAGACTCTGCCTTTCTCGGCCATAGCTGTCTCCTATGATTGAGCGTTAGCCCGTGTTATCTATGCCGCAGCACTCTGCGGAATCGTTACCAAATGCAAGGTTGAAGTTACAAAATTAATCGGAAGAACAGGCGCGATTTGCGCCGCCACCTCCAGCACGTCCAGAACCAACTGAACGTCCAAAGACTGCCACGCCACCAGTGATACCCCGACCATCAAACCCAAGATGTTGACCGCTAGCCCCTTGGCAGCATTGGCAGAACCAGCAAAACCGGACTGTCCAACCATCTCTTCCATGGTTGTACGGAAGTTGTACACCGAATAATTGACGGCCTCATTCACCGAAGCTTCGGTGTACGCCATGTTGGAATCGATCAGATGGGTAGTGACATTCCGAACTACCCGCCTGCCAACACCATCCACCACTTCCATCATGCAGAGTCCGGCCTGGATCAGCTCTTCCGCATCATCCACAGGATTCCAGCTCGAATCCTGCCGGAGCTTCAAAACGTTCATGTACTTCCAGGTAAGACTCGTTCCCACGGGACTTCCGGCCTGAGCACCGGCAAGAACACAAGCAGTAAACGGAGTAGTAAATTCCTCCCGCTCACTCTCCCCGCTGGAACCCGTATTGTACTGCTCGATGGTCTGCGCCACAGCCCGAACGTGCCGACTATTCAGATCCGCGATTTGGGCTTTCGCCTCAGTCTTGGTCGGAACATCCGTCTGTCCGGCGTTTTCCATACCCACAATACAATCCCGCTCGCTCTTGCCAGCGCCGGCCATGTACTGGCAATGATTCTTCAGATAAGCATGAATAGCGGTATCACTGGTCAATGCTACCACCGTGTTGACCCGAACCTTGGTCAGCAGATCGATCGCTCCCTGCCAATCGGCCGTCAATGCCGTGGGAACGCCTTCCTGTCCTGGCGTAGAGCTTCCCTCGTGCCCACCTGCCAGATAAACGGCCGCTGTGGTGTTGTCCGGCGGACCGCTAGCCACAGAGCCCTTGGCGGCCGTAACCAGTGTGGATTCGTTGTTCAGCTTGGTAACGATGGCCGCCAGATCTCCCAAAGCCGTCATTTTGGCCGTGCTCTTGATATCGACCGCGCCTTGATAATCCAAATCGGTCGAAGCGTACCGGGTAGGATTCGTGATCACCACGGTCAGAGTAAAGCCGGCCGTTCCGTTGGCCTTATCCGCTAGCTTCTGCACCGTATCAAGTCCGGCAAACATCATAGACAGAGCCTCACCATTGACAGTCAGCGTCCTGGCCGCCGGCAACTCGCCAAGGGCCAATCCATCAATGCGGCTCCATTTGATCGGCTGCGTCCAGACAGTAGATGCTCCAGCCGCACCGCCCGCTCCTGGATATGGATCGGCTAAGGTAATCGCCGCAGCAGTGATTGATAGCACTCGAGTAGCAGCCGCGATCGTATCGGCTGTGAGGTAAACGTAATCGCCGGCCGAAACTTCACCCGTCAAATCACCTGCTGTGGGAACGTTGGTTGACCCATTGGTAAACGTACAATTCTGACCCAGGGCCGCTGTTCCGGAAGCCACCGGAGTAGTTCCAGCCAACTGAACCATCTCTGTCTGGAATACACCGGCTGAATTCAATCCAAAGATCGTGACCCGAGACGTATCCGCCGCATCCGCTTCAAAGTACAGAGCGGACAAGCTGACCGGATGATCCACCGTGAATTCTATGGCCGCCTCTGTTCCGGCCGGAGCGATCGTGGCGATCGTGGAAGCCGCAGCATCATTTTGGATGGTCAATGTTCCGACCAACGTACCGGCCACAATCTCCGCACCATGGAATGAATTCCAAGTTTCGGTTGTGTCAATTACGTTCGTTCCGTCAAGCGTGTAGGTAGCCGTCTGCACCAAATCACTGGTGTTCGTTCCGTAGAGCCGCACCTGAACAGCGGTGTCAGAGCCCGAACTTGAAACAAGCTCAATCACCTGACCAGGAGTCACCTGATTGGAAACATCACCATCCAGACCGGTCTGATCTCGAGTAAACAAGCATTCCAGTTCGCCGGATTTGATTTCACCCGTGATCGTGGTAAAGCCATCGGCCGGAGTAGAGGCCAGATAGGTCAGCTCGAAAACCGTATCCCCTCCCACGTCGTCAAACACTTCTTCCGTGGTCTCGAACGTGATAGTGATCATCTTGCCTTGGCTTGTACCGGTTGCGATTTCCACGTTGATCTGTGTCGTGAAATAGCCGTAGTCCCCGGAAGTAAGAACCAGTGCCTCACCGTCGGAGTTATCAAATCCAGCAGAACTTTGCGTTGCCGGATTGACTTTCACAAACACAATCTCTTGCGGACCGCCTGGGATATCGTCATCAACAGACGGATTGAACATCAAGGCTGCGCCTTCTCGCAGATCCCCGCTACGGAAATAATCCAAAGGCTGCCGTGGTCTGGTAGCCGTCTGAAGATTGCCCTTCGTATCACCAGTATCCACCTCATTCCAAGGCTTCCCGCCGATGGACGTTCCGATCAGAGCCACAATTCCGCTGGCACCAAGATTCACCGCTGCGAGGCCAGAGGCATCCACAGAACTATAGCTGCCCGGGATGCTGATGATTCTTCCATTAAAGTAGATGGTTGAGGCTGCCATTTTCGTTCTCCTATTTCACGGGCCGCGCCCAATAGGCGTTCCACAAATTGTTCCAGTCCGCTCTCGTTTTCCGAGCATCCGGACCACATGTTTTTTTCATATCATGAAGGAAGCCAGCCGCCTTATCCCAACGAATCTTCTGAGCCCTAACATACTGCCTGGCTGAAAGCTTGATATCCGCCGGAACAGGACGCTGTCTCCTCGGTTTCTCCGGAACTTCTTTTGGCAAACTACCGGGCGGAGGACCCGTTGGTTTGGTCTTTTTTTCGATCTTCTCTACCGAAGTAGGCACCGAAGCAGGCAGCGTAAAACTTGATTTATTCTCTTTGCTTTTTTTCTCCATTTTAGCTCCCCGTCGTATCCGGCGTGATCAAAGCCTTGACGCTCCCCTCTCCCAATGTAGCTTCCTCTCCAGAGTCATCTACATGAATCCCCGCAACCGTATCGGCGTATTCGGCCAAGTCTTCAAACCAAGGCTCGTCTGTTTGTAAAGTGACTGTTAGTTGCCGAGCGAAAACATCCGAAGGTAAATAGCGTGGATCCGGCACCATGTCTGCGCCGTTCAGTGCTAAATTGTCTAAATCTGCATCAATTAACGCTTGGTGATGCTTTAAGATCACATACTTCAAAAGTTGGTAATAAGTGACCGTGATATCCGGATGATCTGCAATTACCAAGATGACAAACGTGTATTCAACCCGCCTCACCTTTGGATCCAATATATTCCCGGTTTCTGGATCTCTCCACGTCTCACCATCTTCATCCAAAAACGGCCCGTCCTCTCCAAGAAAAGAATTCGCTTCTCGTTCCGATCCTAAAGTCAAAGCCCAGCACGGAAGAGGCCCCCCAGTCCTAGCAAATCCATGAACCAACGTAGGAGGACGCGCTCCCACGGTCTCACCGGAAGCGAGGGTTCCACCGGCAAAATAAATCCGATTCTTCGCCGCCTCTTCCGCATCCAGCCGCATGAATTGAGTCAAGAAACGTTCGTATTTCTTCCCCCGATCGTTCTCATCCGTGAATTCCGCAAGCCCGTCCCGAATGGTAGCGAACAGCGTTCGTTCCGCCATACTCATCGGCCCACCCCCTTGATTGCGGATTTAACAGACGCCTGAACAATCTTCCCCACGATGCTCTGGATATGCTGTTCTACCTGATCCCGCAGATGCCTAGCCTGGATACCAGGATGAATCCAACCGGTCTCCACAGCCTCAGATATCGTCCGAAATGTGACATATTGGCTTTGAGTTGCCTTTTCGTAAGTCTTCCGCTCCCGCCGCATTCCGGCAAAGATGTCCGTAGAATGCCACGGGGCCAGCTTCGGAACCCGCTCCAATTCCGGATTCTTTTTCGTACCCCCGATGAAATACGTGGATCGCCGGCCGGTCAGCGGATTGTAATGGCCTAACCGCTGTTTCGCTTCAAGCTTCCTAGCCTGCTCGTAGATGGCTTTCCCCATCTTAACGGCCGCTGACCTGCTCATAACCCCTCCAGCCGCCCACGCTTCGGACTGGGGCCCCTGGGGCCCATATCTGGCACCCATCACAGCACCTATCTCTCCAGCTCCGCCGGGGACCGTATGCCGGAATGGAATCGCCCGGTATCTATGACCGGATTGCCCCCCAGACCGACCGGCCTTAGACCACGCCACTTTGGCGTTATCGTTCAGAAGCGTTGTCCGTAAATCGTAGGCGTCTATTCCGGTTTCCACGGCATTCGGAAGCCAGCCCAGAAGCTCGATTATCCTGGATAACGGCCCCTCCTGAATCACTTCCTGGATTCCCTGAATATAAGCCCGCTTGGAACTACCCAAATTCCGTTGAGCAAGCTGAATCCATTTTGCCCTAGCTGCGGCTGCCACATCATCCAGAATAGCCGGAATCACTTCCGGACCGAGTATGGCCGCCATTGCGGATGGGATTCCTTTAAAATCGACTTCAATCATGACCTATGCTCCGCAGCGTATCAGGCATTGACAAGGAATTCCAGCTTACAAACAGCCTGTATCGGAAGTTTTTCATGTCGCTGATCCGCAATTCCGATTGAAGATCCCTCTAACCAGGTATCCCGATAAGTATTAACGTGATCCATAATAATCCAGGGCGGATGAATCGTTCCATGCAAAGTTAACCGTGTTCCGGAATCCGGAGCCGTCCCCAGCCATTTCAGCGTCCCGTCCGTGGTTAGCTGGAAATCTACCCCCTGCCGATAGATGTCAGTCAGAGACCGGAATTGATGGACCCTCACAAACGGATACCGGAGCCCGGTTTTCGACCGCTCCCCCGTTACTACAATTTCCGCTGATCCATCGTATTCTATGATTTGAGCCCATGCCATTTCGGAATCCACGGATACTAGCCGATCCCTATACCCAAGTTTGTTTTGATACTGCACCGTAGCGCGAGACATACCAAACACCCACTCCCCAAACTTCTCAAATACCTGAACGTCCTGGGTAAGACTGGTCATCAGAACGTAAATCAGTACTCCATCCCCGGCTTCGTTTAGTTCAATCGGATTCCCCTGAGAATCCTTTGTTGCTCCTCTAGCCACAGCCTCATCGGGGAGAAAATAGTAATACGCATCCCCCCCACATAACCGACACGTCGGATCCGGCTGTTCCGTCTGGTCATTGTTCGTACAAGGGCATAGCCCCGCTCTGCTCCAATACATCCGATAGCCTTTGGTTACCAAGGCTTTATCAAACTCAGTAGGTTTGAAATCTGCACGAGGACGAGCCTTAGTTTCCGCTGGCAATCCAGAGATAATCCTGGGAGTCAAATCAGCCATTAAAAATCCCAATATGAGGAAGTAGTATTACCAGTCGAAGCTGTACTGCCCCAACTATTAAATTGAACATGGATCACTGTCCGCCAAACCCGCTGTGGCCTTGGCTTAGCAACTGCCTTCAGATTCATTATCACATCTAAAGCACCGTTCAGCCGCTTCATCTCTTCCTCGTCACCACCATGATCCGGATGATTCAGCTTAGCCAGCTCCAGATAATTCCTCTTGGCTTCCGCTTGAATATCCTTCAAATGGGATTTTGCCGCCTCCAGCGTCTTAATCGGCTGATCTCCATCGACAAACTTTGCCCAGACATTCAGCAGAACCATTGCTTGTTCGATTTCGTTGCTCATAATGCCGCTATCGGAATTCCCTTGTAGTACCGACGGAGAATCGGAACTACTTGCTTAATCTCCTTGGCGTATTGCACAAGTCTTGCGCCATAACCGGCATTAGTTGCACTAGAAGTTGTATTGATGCTTTGACTCAAACCATCGATGCTTACACTTTTCGAAGCGATACCAGCCCCAACTACAAGGTCGCCTGCCACGTTCAACGGACAAAACGTTGCCCATTTTCCGATTAAATCTCGGATATCCATCGGAACCTGCCCTTCAGCAAACCCCGCTGTAAAATCTACCTCGATAATATCTGGCACCATATCTCGGCCCGACGCTATCAGCGGAAGAAAGGACCCGCCAGCCGTCAACATCATGGTGGAAATCGATCCCCCAGTCGGAACGATATTCACCTGTCCGCTGTCTGGCCGCAGCTTAATCCATTCATCTGGGAATTCGATTACAGTAGTCCCGCTGGGCCAAGTTACCTTGACTGCTTCTACACTGATGACCGGGCATTCTCGCAATTTGATGAACATCCACTGCTGATAGTCGATGAAATGGTAATCGTACTTCTCTCCGGTGAACACCGTCGGCCGAACCCGGATGTCCAACTGTTTTTCCACGTTGGCAATCGCCCACCGAATCCCCCACTCGAACATCTTATCCGGAAATTCCACACCAGCGTCATTGGTCAGATCCAGACCAAACAGATAGATGTCCTTCAAGTCCTGAACCGTCATGATGTTGGCGAGCGAAGCATCGTCACCGAGCTGACCAGGACTCTGATTCGATTCAAGCTGTGTACCGCTGTGATAGTAGCTGGTCTTATAGTAATAATTTATTTCACCAGCCGTATCATCATAGAGGTACAGTGTTTGTCCCTGAACCAACGGAATCCGCGTTGCAGCCGTTGTTAGCTCCAAATACGATCCACTGATTCCGGTTATGCTCCGGTATACCTTAATTTGGTTGAATTGAGTCAACACATTGTCCAGCTCATCAACCGTTATTTTCAATTTGATGACAGTCGGCATTATTCATCGCTTTCTGTATCTGCGATCTCCGGCTTCAGCTCTTTAGCGTCTACCGTAGGTTTTTCCTCCGCTTCCTCTCCATTCATCCGTGGCCGCAATTCCATCCCCTCTACCAGAGGAAGATCTTCGCTTCGTTCAGCAAACAACCGAGGATGCAATACCTTCGCCATCAGCTCCGGAATCGCCTCAGACCGTTCGGCCGTTATCTTGGGGACTACCCAATCCGAACCGATCATTCTAGGCCGTAGTCCCCCATTCTCGGCTTCTAGTTGGGGCTTCATCTCTCTAGAAACAATTTGCGGCCGCAAACTCACATCTTCAGTCATTAATTGAGGAATCAGCTCCAAAGACTCTGAAATGAAAGGACGAAGCGGAAGAATCGCTCGCTCTTCGATTTCTCCAAGACTACCCCATCCGGTTGTTGAAATTGCCCCGCTCCCCCATCCATATGTAGTAATGCCCATCAAACCGCCTTTGCCCTTCTGGATGGGGCTCCCGCCGGCTGAATAATTGCCCCACCGGATACATCGCGTACCTCAAACATTTTCAACGGGGTTACATTGTCATCATCGTACAGTGTCCAAATTCCAGGATTCCCATCGGTCAATTCCAACCTATTAGTTTGAAACTTCCGAAGAAGCTCCGTTGACCAGTCACCGGATCCGTGTTCGTTAACCAATTTTTCGTTGATTATGTCAGCATTCACAAGACCAGTCGTATCTACAACTGCGTCCCCAGTACTGTTGTCTTGACATAACCCGACTCCTTTCACCAATACCGTTCCGCTTGTAACGGTAGAGTCTATAATGAGACGCCCCGTATCCATATTCACAGATACATTCTCTGAACCCGTCTTATTAACCAGCTTCAGCCCACCATGCCAACCCCAAATACCGACGGACCTACCAGATCCTCCACAATCAATTATAGGTAGGCCAGCTCCGGGTAAACCATCGTAGCATTTTATTAACTGCGTAGGATTTACACCTGAAACCGCCACAGTTCCTATTATCATGCAATTTTCAATGTACCCCTCCACATAATCAAGATCCCCAACAATGCAATGAGTAATAGTACATTCCCCGTCCAGCGTACCATGTACATAACAATGCAAAAATTCTGCGCCTTGAACCTGTGCAGCAGGCAAGACCTCTATTTCTGATTTAACAGTCGTCTCCCCAATTATTATTTTATTTCGTAAGTCATGGCCGCTTCCAAACTGATAGCCTCCAATAAAATATATTTTATGGAAGCCTCTATAGTCAGCAATTAGCAAGGCATCATCGATATTGTTGACAGGGCGTAGCGGTGTTCCGACGAGTCCAATGGTCCCTTGCCACTGTGATGTTATATCAACCCACACTCCTCCCTGAAATACATCGTATTCAATCAGAGGAGTAGAAATCAAACCGGCTGAGTTATTAGACCTAACTGATACCTGATTAACGTTGACAACGTCTCCTACATTGCTGTTCGCACCTATAAGGTTAACAGCGTATTGCCCATCCTCAAACGTAACCGAATAAGGCGCGAGTATCTGAATTATCCTGGCATAAGTTACGCCCCCTAATGGAACTTCTGTATTATGGGAGTGTGTTTTTGGCCAGGGCCTCCCGTCAGGATCATCTTCCAGATCACGCAAAGTGAGACGAAAGACATCGAGATCCAATTCATAGATCTCTACAGGCGAAGCCTGTACCAAAGTCATATCCGTTTTTTCGACATAGATCTGGTAAGGGATCGCGCTCGTACCAGCCCAGTCAACAGAGATCGTCAAACTACACTCCTAAGCATCAGAGATTCGCGATGCTGGAACAGAAAACCCCGCAGCTCCAAATGTCGCTGTAGATTTTGCGACTTTGATAGGGCCATTGCGTACTGCTGTATATCCGTTGCGAACCGTGATCGTATACTGCGTTGAGCCGGCACCCTTGACCGCCGTGAAACTGGCCGTCCCGTCCGCTGTCATCTCCTTGTCTATAGGAGCCCTCATCACATCGTTGCCAATGCCTGCGTTACTTGGTGCTGTCCCAACTATCTCAAAATAGCGACTTCCATCGTGAGAGTCATAAGGGATCAAGTCCATGTTCCCGTCGGAGTCACGCTCCACACGACACCATCCAACCTGCGGCGTGTTGTCTGGTATGTTGCCTACCCCCACATCAATCTGCGTAGAAGTAGCCGCGACAAGAGCTGTTGCCAGCGCCATCTCGTCGTAATCTGGCTCCGCGTCACCGTTGATATCGTAACTCGATCCGTCCCATGGATATGCCGTCACGGTATCCCACTTTTTCAAACCAGTCACGTCGCCGGTCTGATTGTTTGGGGGCTCCTGAAGACCACCATCAAGATCCGGATACTTGTCGCCAACAACAGCATCACTTGGATCGATTGAGATACCAAAATTCGTCTGGTAATTCGTGCCAGTGTAGACGCCAACAAATTGGTTATTGATCGTTCTGGTCTGGGGCGTTCCATCCACCAAACAATCAGCGTTGGATGTCATCCCGTAGATCTCTGAGTTGTTAACCGGCAATACACCAGTAAGGCGCGAAAGATAAAGATCATCGTCTGTCGTATCGTCCGCGATCAGAGTCCCCGTTCCTGCTGCCGTATTGGTGCCAACCGTGCTAGTCGTACCGTCGCCGCCGGAATCAAGTCCGGTCATCGTTTTTGAAGTACCGGGTAGGGCGTTT